GTTAAAAAATTACAGGATGATCCTAGTTCTTTGGTATTAGGTGGAGAGCGTAGGTATTGCACATTTCTTTTTACTGATGTTCGTGGTTTTACTGCTATGTCCGAAAAATTAGAGCCAGAACAGGTTACAGAAATTATGAATAAAGCTCTAACAATACAAGCAGACGCAGTAAAAAAATACGGAGGTATGGTTGATAAATATATAGGTGATGCAATGATGGCTATATTTAATGCTCCAATTGATTTACCTAATCATGAAACGTTAGCTGTACTTTGTGCTGAAGAAATACAGCAGAATATAAAAGATGCTGATTTAGATGTAGAAATAGGCGTAGGTATAAATACAGGTAATGCACTTTTAGGCAATTGCGGGTCAGAAGATAGGTTTGACTATACGGCCATAGGTGATGCTGTTAATCTTGCTGCAAGACTTGAGAGCTCAACAAAGAATGTTGGAGAAGATATTGTTATAGGTTATGATACTATCAGTGCAAGTAACTTTAGCAATGAACTTATGCTAAAAGAACTTGATAGTATTTTTGTAAAAGGCAAAGAAAAGCCAATTAAAATATATACATTACAAGATGGTTAATAAAAAAATGACAGTAAATGATGTAGCAGAAAGACTTACCAAGCTTGAAACCATATCACATGAGCGTTGGAAAACTGCATTTAATGAGTTTTCTGATATAAAAGAAGAAATTATCTATATAAATTCAACCATAAAAGCAGCTACTTTTGGAGTATTTGGCTTCTTAGGTGCAATAGGTATAGCTGTATTAACGAGCATATTAATATGAAAGGATTATTTAAAAATATTATTGGAGCAGTAGCACCAACATTAGGTTCAGCAATAGGAGGTCCGATGGGGGGCATGGCTGCAAATATGATTGCAGATGTTCTTGGAGTACCAAATGATCAAAAATCTATTGAAACTGCAATACAAAATGCAACGCCAGAACAAATGTTAGAGCTGAAAAAAGCTGAACAAGCTTTTGAAATACAAATGAAAGAACTTGATGTAGATGTTTTCGAGTTAGAAGTGGCTGATAAGCAAAATGCTAGAAGTATGTTTAGCAAAGATTGGACAGCTAGAATTATTGGCATAGCTACAATAGCGGGATTTTTGGGATATATATTTTTAGTCACTTTGCAACCACCTGAACAAAACTCTGAGGCTTTGATTAATTTGGTTTTAGGATATTTGGGAGGACTAGCTAGTGCAATTATTTCGTTTTATTTCGGAGCGTCTCACTCACCAGACAAAGAGTAAGAACATGAAAATATCACAAGAAGGTTTATCTTTAATAAAAAAATTTGAAGGTTGTGAGCTTAAAGCATATCTATGCAAAGCATCAGTTTTAAGCATAGGATATGGTCACACTGCAACTACACATGAAAATATGCAAATAGATCAAAAAACTGCAGATAAATTACTTGAACAAGATATTTTGCATTTTGAAAAACACGTTAATGATTTAGTAAAAGTAAATTTAGAACAAAATCAGTTTGATGCTTTAGTTGCATGGACATTTAATCTTGGCGGTAATGCTCTCAAAAACTCAACTTTACTAAAGGTTTTAAATGAAAAAAACTACGAAGGAGTGCCAGAGCAAATTAAACGTTGGAACAAAGCTACAGTAGATGGTGAAAAACAAGTATTAGAAGGTCTAGTTAGACGAAGAGAAGCAGAAGCTTTACTATTTGAAGGTAAAGAATGGCATGAGGTATAAATAATGCCATTGCAAAAAATTACATTTAGGCCAGGTATTAACAGAGAAGGCACAGCTTACGATAACGAAGGTGGTTGGTTTGATTGCAATCTTGTAAGATTTCGTAAGGGACGACCAGAAAAGTTTGGAGGTTGGTCAAAACTTACAGCAAACACATACCTTGGAACAGCTAGAGCCTTACATGCATGGATTTCTTTAGAGGGAACAAAATTTTTAGGACTCGGTACGACCCTCAAATATTATATAGAAGCAGGTAATGCTTTTAATGACATAACACCTATTCGTGCAACTACATCAGCAGGTGATGTAACTTTTTCTGCATCCAACGGGGACGCAACCATTACTGTAGCTGACACTGCTCACGGTGCTGTGCAAAATGATTTTGTTACATTTAGCGGTGCATCCAGTCTTGGAGGTAACATTACCGCTACTGTTCTTAATCAAGAATATCAAATAGCAACTATAGTAAATGCAAATAGCTATACTATAGAAGCAAAAGACACATCTGGAAATACAGTCACAGCTAATGCATCTGATAGTGGTAACGGTGGATCTTCAGTTGTTGGTGCCTATCAAGTCAATGTAGGTCTTGATGTTTATGTACCTGGCACTGGTTGGGGTCTGAATGGATGGGGCATTGGTGCTTTTGGTAGTACATCTGCTCTTAGTGATACCAACCAACTCAGAATATGGACACATGATAATTTTGGTGAAGATTTAATAATCAATCAAAGAAATGCAGGTATTTTTAAATGGACAGAAGAGGATGGTGTAAGCACACGAGCTGTGCAGCTTTCTAGTATTACAGGTGCTAATTTAGTACCAACAAAAGGGTTGCAAGTTATAACATCAGAAAAAGATAGACACTTGATTGTGCTAGGTTGTGATCCTATTTCTGGTTCATTAAGAACAGGCACAATAGATCCTATGTTAATTGCATTTAGTGACCAAGAAAATGCTTTAGACTTTGAGCCATTATCTACAAATACCGCAGGTTCTTTAAGATTATCATCTGGATCTTCTATTATTGGTGGTGTCAAAGCTAGGCAAGAGATATTAGTATGGACTGATACAGCTCTATATAGCATGCAATTTATTGGACCGCCTTTTACTTTCGGTATTAACTTAATTAATGAAGGTACAGGTCTTATAGGTCCTAAAGCTGCTGTAACTACTCCAAGTGGTGTTTATTGGATGAGCTACAACAATTTCTATTCTTACAATGGAAGTGTTCAAACCTTGCCTTGTTCTGTTCATAATTATGTTTTTAATGACATAAACCTTACTCAATCATTTAAGATTCATGCATTTACCATTAAAGATAAAAGTGAAGTTGGGTGGTTTTATTGTTCTTCAAGTGCAAATGAGATCGATAGATATGTTATCTATAATTATGTTGAAGGTATTTGGTTTTACGGGCAGTTATCAAGAACTGCATGGCTAGATTCAGGTATTGTAAATTATCCACGAGCTGTATCCAGTGGATACTTGTATCAACAAGAAACTGGTTTTGATGATGATGGTTCGCCCATGACTAATGTTTTTATTGAAAGCTCCGATATGGATATAGGAGATGGACAACAATTTAGCTTTATTAAAAGAATTATACCAGATTACAAATTTATTCAAGATGACAATAATGGCAATGTAAATATTGTTTTGAAAACAAGAAACTTTCCTGGTGACTCTCTAACCACAAATTCTACAAATGCCATAAGTTCTACTACACAACAAGTTTTTGTAAGAAGTAGATCTAGGCAGATGGCTTTACGGTTTGAATCAGATGACGATGCTACCAATAATGGTAATCTAGCAATAGGTTGGAGACTTGGAGCTACTCGTATAGATATAAAACCTGACGGTAGAAGATGAGTAAATTATTACAAACTCAGTTACCTCTAGCCAGTGATAATGTAACTTCAGATCTTTTCAACAGATTGGTAAGAATACTAGAAATAAACTTGGGTGCAGTAGATCTTGACAATGTAAGACAAATAAGCGATGCAGAAAAAAACACACTTAAATTTAATGATGGCAGTATTATTTGGAACACTACAGTAGGTGTTTTACAGGTATACACTGGCAATAAATGGGTAGACATAGGCGATAGAACACTACCACAAGGTTTTGAAGTTACAGCAGATGTGGGTACAGTAACAATAAATATTGCTGGTTCAACAACCATAACTTTATGATTAATACGGCAGAACAGTTTATATACCAACCAAAAAATCTTTTACTCATGTATCCAAACGATTGGTACATTCAACCAGATACTTTATCTGCTGTAAAAGAATCAATACAGCCTATAGTTGATTTCTATGAAGATAGTGGAGTAAACGATAGAAAAGACACGCCTCTAGATAAAATAATACAAGAACCACTACAAGATGTTTATACGGTTCCTTTCTTTTCAGAAAAGTTTTGTAGCGTTTTATTAGATGAAATGCACAACCTTGAACGGCATTTTGGGTTTAATCCTAACCCAGAAGAGGATAATTTACGGCAGATACCAGAAATAACTTTTCAAGATAATTGTCCACAAATCTTTCATTCTTTAATGCAAACGATATATACTATAGGCAATCCTATATTTTTGAATATTTGGAACAGGCACGTAGATAGTGGCGGAATACAAATAGCAAACTATAATTTAAAGGATAAAAAACAAGGTGCTTGGCATCACGATGCAAGTGCTGATATAAGTATGGTAGTGCCTCTTAACACAGGTGATTACCAAGGTGGCGGAAC